CCTGGTTGAAGAAACTAACGGCAAAAAAGATTATAAAATTAGAGGTATCTTCTTACAATCCGATATAAAAAATAGAAATGGGCGTGTCTATGCTAAAGACATATTGAATAAGGAAGTAACAAGATATAACGCAGAATTTATCAACAAGAAACGAGCATTTGGCGAGTTAGGACATCCTGACGGACCAACAGTAAACCTGGAAAGAGTTAGTCATATGATTACGAAACTCGCTCCAGAGGGTGCTAATTTTGTCGGTGAAGCAAAGATAATGAACACACCTTATGGTAAGATTGTAAAAGGTCTTATTGACGAAGGCGCTCAATTGGGTGTATCTAGTAGAGGTATGGGTTCGTTAGAAACAAGAGGCGGTGCTAACTATGTAAAAGATGACTTTTATTTAGCAACTGCTGCCGACATAGTTGCAGACCCCAGCGCTCCAGACGCTTTCGTAGAAGGCATAATGGAGAGTAAAGAGTGGGTTTGGAACAACGGAGTACTCGTAGAAAAGAATATTGAAGCTTGGAAGCGAGAAATTGAGAAGGCAAAGTCTAGTGCTTTAGCAGAAGCTAAGGTAAAAGTCTTTACAAACTTTCTTAAAAATCTCTAGTTTTATAAATATTAACAATTAATTAATTGAAACTAGTTTTAACTAATAAAGAGGAGATTTCAATGGCCGAAAACGCAAAAAACGTTGCGGATACAGTAAAAGAAGTTATGGAAGCTACGGCTCCAGACGCTCCTAAAAAGAATGCTGTTGCAGCTGAAACTTCGCCACTATCTAATAGTGCTGAAGATTTAGGCGCAGCTGTTGTTAAACCAACAGACAGTAATCCTGACGCAACAAAAAAAGTAAAAGAAGTTTCTGGACAAGCACCTCAAAAATCTGAGGGCGCACCTGATCCAATGCCTACTTTGAAAAAAGAAGGCGCAAAAGAAACTGAAAAAGAATCGGAAGACAAAGAAATCAAAGAAGGCGAAATGCCAGCTGGTCTTAAAAAATACCTTGACAAAAAAGATGACTCTAAAGATAAAAAAGAGTCTGCTGAAAAAGAAGATGATAAAAAATCTGAAGTTAAGGAAGAAGATAAAAAAGAAGACGAGAAGGTAAAAGAAGAAAAAGAAAAAGACATTGATGTTAAAGAACACGTTGATGCTCTTGTCGCTGGAGATGATTCATTATCTGAAGAATTTAAACAAAAAGCTGCTACAGTATTTGAAGCTGCGATTAAATCTAAAGTAAAAGAAATCGCTGAAGATATACAGGCAGATTATGACAAGAAATTAACCGAAGAAACTTCTAAATCTAAAGACGAGTTAGTTGAAAAAGTTGACTCTTACCTTGCTTATGTAGTGGAAGAGTGGATGAAAGAAAACGAACTTGCCTTAGAAAGAGGAATCAAAGGTGAAATCGCTGAGGACTTTATTAGCGGTCTAAAAAAATTATTTGAAGACCACTATATTGATGTTCCAGACGAAAAATATAATGTACTAGAAGACCAATCTTCTAAAATTGAGGAGTTAAACAAAAAACTTAACGAATCAATTGAAAAGAATGTTGAATTATCTAAAGAGAACGGAAAATTACAAAGACAAGACATCATTGATGAGGCGTCTAAAGACTTAGCTGAAACTCAAAAAGAAAAATTCAATAAACTTGCCGAAGAAGTTGAATATTCAAACGAAGAAGATTTTAAATCTAAAGTAGCAACTATTAAAGAGAGTTACTTTGGTAAAAAAGAATCGACTAGTGAGATAGATGATGTGGCGGCAGAGTCAAATGCTGAGCAACCTCAGGATTTAACTAATGCAATGGCTGCTTATAGTGCCGCTATAAGTAAAACAAAAGACATTAAGTTGTCTAACTAATAGGGAGATAAAAACAAATGTATTTATCAGAACAATACGAAAAAAAATGGCAGCCTGTCCTAGAACACCCTGACTTACCAAAAGTTAGTGATTCTTACAGACGAGCCGTTACAGCTACTATCTTGGAAAACCAAGAAAGAGCTATGAAAGAAGACGCTGGTTTTATAAACGAAGCAGCGCCTACAAATGCTACTGGTTCTTCAGTTGCAAATTGGGATCCAATCCTAATTTCACTAGTTAGAAGAGCAATGCCAAATCTTATCGCATACGATATCGCAGGTGTACAACCTATGACTGGTCCAACTGGACTTATCTTTGCAATGAGAAGTAGATACACTTCACAAATTGGAAACGAAGCTTTATTTGATGAAGCAGATACAGACTTCTCTAGCAGAAATGCTGCTGGTGATTCATCTGGAACTGCTACGCCTTCAGATCACTCAGGTACTAACCCAGGTGTTCTTAATGACGCTGCTGCTGGATCAACAGATTACAGTAGAGGTCAAGGTATGACAACTGGTGCTGCTGAAGCACTTGGTGACGCTTCTGGAAATCAGTTTGCTGAAATGGCTTTCTCAATTGAGAAGTCAACTGTAACTGCTAGAAGCAGAGCTTTAAAGGCTGAATACACTATGGAACTTGCTCAAGACTTAAAAGCAATCCACGGTTTAGACGCTGAAACAGAATTGGCAAACATCCTATCTGCTGAGATCCTTGCGGAAATCAATAGAGAAGTTGTAAGAACAATTTATATCAATGCAGAAAAAGGTGCCGCTGTTAATACAACAACAGCTGGTGTTTTTGATTTAGACACAGACTCTAATGGAAGATGGTCAGTTGAGAGATTCAAAGGACTAATGTTCCAACTAGAGAGAGATGCTAATAGAATTGCACAAAGAACAAGAAGAGGAAAAGGTAATATGATTATCTGTTCAGCTGATGTTGCAAGTGCTTTACAAATGGCTGGTGTTTTAGATTACACTCCTGCATTAAACAACAATCTATCTGTTGATGACACTGGTAATACTTTTGCTGGTACATTAAACGGTAGATACAAAGTGTATATTGATCCATATAGTGCTAATTCAAGTGCTAAACAATACTATGTTGTCGGTTACAAAGGTACATCACCTTATGACGCTGGTATTTTCTACTGCCCATATGTGCCATTACAAATGGTAAGAGCAGTTGGACAAGATACATTCCAACCAAAAATTGGTTTCAAAACTAGATACGGTTTAGTTGCGAACCCATTTGCAGAAACAGGTGCTCAATCAGGTGCTGCTACTGCTGTTAACAACGCTGGTTCAGCGAACAGTAATAGATACTACCAAAGAGTACAAGTTGCTAACATAATGTAATATTGGTTGATCGTTGTTTAACGATTGATTTAAGAAGGGCGACCCTAAAAAGTCGCCCTTTTTTTTGGTCTAAAAACCATTATAAATAGTATTATGACTACTACTAACTCATACAGCAGGCAACCTAGTAAACAAGATTACGCTGATCCTACAAAGTTTAAGTTTAGTATAGCTAAACTTCCTAAAGTAGAATACTTTTGTACACAGGTAAATTTACCAGGTATTAGTATATCAGATAACTATACACAACCAACACCATTTAGAGATATTCCTTTACCAGGTGAGAAGTTAAGATACGAACCTTTATCAGTTACATTTCTTGTAGATGAAAATTTAGAGAACTACCAAGAGATACACGGTTGGTTAAGAGGTCTAGGTTTTCCTGGTGGCCACGAAGAATTTAAAAATTTATTAGATGGAGGTTCAGACAGATTTCCTACATCTAAAAATAGTACATTAGGTGACGCAGGAAGAGTAAAGTTTAATGCACCAAATACAGGTGGTATATTATCAGACTCAACACTTAACATATTAACAAGTAAAAACAATCCTGTTACCGAAGTTAGATTTAGAGATTGCTTTCCAATATCTTTATCTTCTTTGCAATACAATCAACAAGCAACAGATACAGATTACCTAACGGCAACTGTAACCTTTGAGTATAAGATATACGACTTTGCGAACTCAAACGCAAGTAGAACAACAATTACAACCTCTTAAACTTGATTTTTTAAGAGTTTTGTGTTATAATGGAGTTATTATGGATTTAGAACAATTACAAGAGCTAGCTGATAAGAAGCTAAAACTTAATGATACTGAATTAGATTTAGAATCATTAAAGACCCCTCAACTACACAACGAATTTATGAAACACTTAACAAAGTTTAAGTTGTTATTGACTCGTGCTGAAGATGAATTTAAGTTAGTCAAAAGAGATAAGTGGGAATACTATACAGGTAAATCTGATCCTGCTGTTTATCAATTGAAACCTTTTAACTTAAAAATTATGAGATCAGATGTTGATAAGTACATTGAGGCAGATGAAGAATACACAAAGGCATATCAAAAAGTTAAATACTTGGAAGTTACAGTAGATTTTTTAGATAGAACAATCAGACAAATATCAAATAGAACATTTACTATTAAAAACGCTATTGACTGGAGAAAGTTTACTAGTGGCGCTATTTAATAATGACAACTACAAGATACCTCATCATAGATAAAAAGAACGAAGTCTATTTAAAGATAGAAGCGGACGCTGATATTCGTAGAGAATTAGGCGAATACTTTACCTTTGAAGTACCTGGATTTAAGTTTATGCCCCAATACAGAAATAGAGTATGGGACGGTAAAATTAGATTATTCAGTTATGCAACTGGTCAAATATATGCAGGACTGTATCCTTATATTATAGACTGGTGCGAAAAGAATAACATACAGATAGTTGATGGTACTAAAATTAAAGATGTACAAACCAATGCTGATGATGTAACTAGATTTTTAAAAGCACTAAAGATACCTAAAATAGAAATAAGAGATTATCAAAGAGAAGCATTTGTACACTCTATAACAAAGAGTAGATGTTTATTACTATCGCCTACTGCCTCTGGTAAGTCATTGATAGTATATCTAATGTTAATATACAATCTGTTAAGATTAAAAGAAAAGAAACAAGATAAGATATTAATAATTGTGCCAACAACATCTTTAGTGGAACAGTTATATAAAGACTTTAAAGACTATGGATATAATAGTGATCGCAATGTACACAGAATATACCAAGGACACGATAAGGACACTACCAAACGAGTAGTAATCAGTACCTGGCAATCAATTTACAATCTACCAGAGAAATGGTTTAAACAGTTTGGTATGGTAATTGGTGACGAGGCACACTTGTTTAAAGCAGTTTCATTGACAAAGATAATGTCAAAACTAAAAGACTGTAAGTATAGAGTAGGTCTTACTGGTACTTTAGATGGTACTAAAACACACAAACTTGTATTAGAAGGTCTGTTTGGTACAGTAAACAAGGTAGTATCTACAAGTGAACTACAAGAAAAGAAACAACTTGCTAATTTAAAAATTTTCTGTTTAATTTTACAACACGATAAACAGGTCAGAGCAGATATGTTTGGCAAAACATACCAAGAAGAAATGGACTATTTGGTTTCTAATGAAAAAAGAAACAAGTATATTCGTAATTTAGTTACAGGACTACAAGGTAATACTTTAGTCTTATTTCAGTATGTAGAAAAACACGGAGTGATACTTCAAAAGTTAATAGAAGAAAAATCAGACAAACAAGTGTTCTTTGTTTATGGTGGTGTGGCAGCTGAAGAAAGAGAAAAGATTAGATTCATAACTGAAAAATCTGAAGGTGCAATTATAGTTGCTAGTTATGGTACTTTTTCTACTGGTATCAATATTAGAAACTTACACAACATAGTATTTGCAAGTCCTAGTAAGAGTAGAATAAGAAACTTACAATCAATTGGTAGAGGTTTAAGATTAAAAGATAACGATTCGGATGCTACTTTGTATGATATAGCAGATGATTTAACGCACAATGAAAAAGAAAACTATACTCTTTCTCACTTTAGAGAAAGGATAAATATATACAACGAAGAGGATTTTGAATACGAAATCCATAATGTGGAGTTAAAATAAGATGAATACAAACCAAAC